CTACTCGTTGATTAATCTTTATGGTATTGTCTAAGGGGGTATAACCAATGGTTGATCAAGCAGCATTAGTAGGAGAAAACTTAGGGTGGGCTGTAGAAGCTGCAGTTACCCTAGGTGATACTGCTACTACACACGTAGTTTGCACTAACGCTAAGATGGTGCTTATTGAAACAAGTCATGCTTTAGACATTGGGTTTGCAACAGCGGAGGCTAATATTACTGATAATGATATTATGCTTCCTGCTGGTGTACATACTCTTGTCGTACCTAAAGCTATAGGCAATGCTACTATTCTAAACTATAGACGTGGTAGTGGTTCAAGTACATTAGTACGTGTAGTTTTATCGTAAGGCGTCATATTTGATTATTCAAATAATTTTAATTGGGGGTGAAGCTAGACGCCAGTGTTTCCCCCAATATTTTTTTAGGAATTATTATGGCTATCCCTGAACGAGTCAAGACTAAGATGAAAGAGGAAGGACTCAAGGGTGTTAATAAACCTAAGAGAACTCCTAATCATAAAACTAAGTCTCACTGCGTTATGGCTAAAGAAGGAGAGACCTATAAATTTATCAGGTTTGGGCAGCAGGGCGTTAAAGGTGCAGGTAAAGCGCCCACGACTGCGAAGGATAAAGCCCGTAAAAAAAGTTACTACGCAAGACATGATGCACAAGGGAAGACAACGAGCAAACTGTCAGCAAAATACTGGTCCCACAAAGTCAAGTGGTAGAATAGATATAAAGGTTTAAACGATGGCTAAAAAATTAAAAGATTTAGGAGGGGAAAAGTACAAAAAGTTTTCTTCTATCTCTGCTGCACAAAAAGCTGGCTCAATTTATTATGGTAAAAAACTTAAGTCAGGTAAAATTAAAAAGATGGCCGCGGTCTTAACCTCTGATTTAGGTAAGGGTCAAAGTTTAAATTCATTTATGAATAAACAACTTAAAAGTTCTCGTGCCGCTGGAATGAAACCTATTGTTAATCCTGATGGTCAAAATGTAGGTAAAGATTATTACACTAACCCTGAAAAAATTGCCGGTATTTCAAGAGAAAAAATGCTTGAAATTATTGATAAAGGTACAGATAAAAAACCAAAAGTAAAAGCTAAAGGTGTAAATCCTTTTTCATCCCAACGGGCATCAGTTGCTGCTGATGCTGCAGCTAAACCAAAAGTAAAAGTAAAAGCTAAACTAGAAGTGTTTATAAAAAAACCAGCCTCAATAAGAACACTAGAGGCTTTTAAAGCCGGTACACTTAAACTAACTCAACGAGACGCCTTTAGACTTATTAAATCTTTAAAACGTTATAATAAAAAAAATCCAAAAGATAAAGTCTTAATCCCCGGTAAACTTAAAAAATTAGGAGCAATGTAAAATGTACGGAATGAAACCAAAGAAAAAGAAATCATCAGGCTATAACAAAGGCGGTCTGCCTATGGTTATGAAAGATGGCAAGAAGGTACCAGCTTATGCTGCTGACGGTGTTGGCAAGATGAACATGGGTGGTATGACCAAGAAGAAACCTGCTGCTAAGATGATGGCAGGTGGTATGGCTAAGAAGAAAATGATGGGTGGTGGCATGGTGAAATATCAAAAGGGTGGAATGCAATCTTCTCCCGGTACAGTAAACACTATGGCAACTTCAAACTTTCCTTCTAAGGACTCAGTAGTAAGCAGGAAGCCTATGGCTAAGAATGGCACTATGACTTACAACATGGGTGGCATGGTCAAGTCTCCGGTAGACAACTTGAAAAAGAAGAAGAACGCATAACGGGGTTGCAATCTTGTATGTAGTATGATATAGTAACTTGTGGTATAACTGTCTCTGGTAAAAGGAGACACACCATGAAGAAACTTTTTAAATCATTACTTACAGCAATACAAGAAGGTCAGTTGCGTAGAGTGCAATACTGGCAGCTTAATAGCATGTCAAACGAGGCTCTTAGAGATATAGGAATAACACGTGGTGAAATCAAAAAAGTCTTCGACAAGCACGGTTAATGCGGCGGGTAATTATACTAAGCCTACTATGCGTAAATCTCTTGTTGCCTCCGTTAAAGCTGGCAGTTCAGGAGGAAAACCCGGGCAGTGGTCGGCCCGTAAAGCACAAATGGTTGCTAAAAAATACAAAGCTAAAGGCGGGGGATACAAGGCATGAAGGGCGTAAAGCATTATAAGAAGGATGGTACTGAACATAAAGGTGGTACTCACAAGATGCCTGATGGTTCTTTGCATACTGGTAAAGCACACAGTAAAACAAGTGTAAAGTTATTTCACTATAAAGACCTAAGTAAAGCAGCAAAGGCTAAAGCAGATGGCACTGGCAAAAAGTCAAAAAAGTCTTAAGTCTTGGACTAAGCAGAAGTGGACTACTAAGAGTGGTAAGCCCTCAACACAAGGGCCAAAGGCCACAGGTGAAAGGTATCTACCTAAGAAGGCTATTAAGTCTCTTAGTGATTCTGAGTATGCCTCTACAACTAGAGCCAAACGAAAAGGCACTACTGCGGGTAAGCAGTTTGTGGCTCAACCTAAGAAAGTTGCAGCCAAAGTAAAGCCGTATAGGAAAAAAACATGATTAGATACATAAAACGTATATTGTGCGCCTTGCTTAATCGTGAGTGTTTATGTAAGAAGTGTGATTGCGCATGAGAAAACTTACAGAAAAACAACAGATATTTCTTGATGTACTGTTTGAGCAAGCACAAGGTGATCCTGTAAGAGCTAAACGTCTTGCAGGTTATGCTGATACTATGTCCTCTACAACTATTACTGCTGCACTACAGGATGAGATTGTTGAACTTACTAAGAAGTTTATTGCCACTGCTGGTAGTAAAGCTGCATACTCTATGATGCAGGTTATGACTAACCCTACTGATCTAGGCAATAAAGAAAAGATGGCAGCAGCTAAAGACTTTCTTGATCGTGCTGGGTTTGTAAAGACAGACAAAGTAGAAATTAAAGCAGATAACCCAGTGTTTATTCTACCCCCTAAAAACAATGAAAGTTAATAAAACTTGGAAGCTACCTAAACCAGAGCTAGTTAATAGTGAGTATGAATGGCTTTCTGTCGTTAGAGTAGGCAGAGTAGTTCCATTTGGCTATAGACAAGACCCTGAAGATGATGATATACTTCTACCAATCCCAGAAGAACTAGAAACATTAGAAGAAGCAAAGCATTTTCTAAAACAATATAGTTACAGGGATGTAGCAAACTGGTTAAGTGAAAAGTCAGGTAGGTACATCTCTCATGTGGGTCTTATGAAAAGAGTTAAACTTGAACGACACCGTAAAGCAGAAGCTTCAACGCAACGCTATTACGCTGAACGCTACAAAGAAGCGGCGGCAAAAGCGGAAACCCTCGAAAGAAACCGTATCGGAGCCAAAGAGCGTAACAGTACCCGCAGCCCCGAAGCCACCTCCGATAGAGGTTGAGAAAGCTCAAGAAATTATCTTTGAGCCTAACCCCGGTCCACAGACAGATTTTCTTTCAGCATCAGAACAGGAGGTATTATATGGAGGAGCGGCTGGTGGTGGTAAGTCTTTTGCTATGCTTGCCGACCCTGTTAGGTATTTTAATAATCCTCTATCTTCTATGCTACTTGTACGAAGAAGCACGGAAGAACTCAGAGAACTTATTTCAGTCTCAAAACAACTCTACCCCAGAGCAATCCCCGGTATCAAGTTTATGGAACGGGACAAAACATGGGTAGCCCCAAGCGGTGCTACTCTTTGGCTAAGTTACCTAGATAGGGATGATGATGTACAAAGATACCAAGGGCAAGCTTTTAATTGGATTGGTTTTGATGAACTTACACAATGGCCTAGCCCTTATCCTTGGAACTATATGAGGTCTCGTCTTCGGACAACTAAGAATAGTAACCTAAGTTTATACCAAAGGGGTACAACTAACCCCGGTGGAGCTGGTCATCAATGGGTTAAGAAAACTTTTGTAGACCCAGCACCTCATAATACCAGCTTTGATGCTACTGATCCTGAGACAGGAGAACGCATTGCTTGGCCTAAAGGTCACTCTAAAGAAGGTCAACCATTATTTAAACGCAGATTTATTCCTGCTACTTTGTTTGATAACCCCTACCTAGCTGATGATGGACTGTATGAAGCTAACCTACTCTCACTACCTGAGCATCAACGTAAGCAACTGCTTGAAGGTAACTGGGATGTAAATGAAGGTGCTGCTTTCCCTGAGTGGAACAGAAACATACACGTAATAGAACCGTTTGACATACCGGGAAGTTGGGCAAAGTTTAGAGCCTGTGACTACGGATACGGTTCTTACTCAGGGGTTGTTTGGTTTGCTGTATCTCCTGATGAACAACTTATAGTTTACCGTGAGATGTATGTATCAAAGGTCATAGCTACTGACCTAGCTGATATGATACTAGAAGCAGAAGAAGGTGAGAAGATACGTTACGGAGTACTTGACTCATCCCTCTGGCATAAACGTGGAGACACTGGCCCCAGCCTAGCTGAACAAATGATTATGCGTGGATGCCGTTGGAGACCTGCAGACAGATCAAAAGGTTCAAGAGTTTCAGGTAAGAACGAGTTGCACAGACGATTACAGGTAGATGAGTTTACAGAAGAACCACGGATAGTTTTCTTTAATACTTGTGGTAATAGTATAATACAACTACCAGCCCTACCTTTGGATAAGAACAACCCAGAAGATGTAAACACACACTCAGAAGACCACCTATACGATGCTATTAGATATGGCATTATGACAAGACCAAGAAGCAGTTTGTTTGACTTTGATCCTGCATCACAGAACTCAGGCTTTCAAGCAAGTGACCCAACCTTCGGTTATTAAGGATACACTATGGACGAATTAGAAGAAAGCATGGCAATGGACATGGAAGAGGCAAGCTCTCTTGATGACATGAAAGAAGATACGTACAGTGATCCCCTTGCAGGAAGTATTGTTGGCCTAGTACAGAAGCACTACAAGAAAGCTTCTGATGCCAGAGAAACAGAAGAGACTCGTTGGATACAAGCTTACCGTAACTACCGTGGTCTTTATGGTCCTGATGTACAGTTTACTTCTACAGAAAAATCACAAGTCTTTGTTAAGGTTACTAAAACTAAAGTCCTTGCAGCATACGGTCAGATTATTGAGGTACTCTTTGGCAACAATAAGTTTCCAATTACAGTTGACCCTACTGTCCTCCCAGAGGGTGTAGCTGAGGCAGTTCATTTTGAATCTAACGACGAGCTTAAAAAAGCTCAAGACCCAAGTGCAGAAGATACTAAGTTACTTCCCGGCGAGACAATGACTGATCTTAAAGAACGGTTAGCTGGACTTAAGAATAACCTAGCCCCTGTTGAAGATCAACTTAAAGAAGGTGTGGGTAGTACACCCACTCAGATTACATTTCATCCCGCAATGGTATCAGCTAAGAAGATGGAAAAGAAAATCCATGATCAGCTTGATGAATCTAACGCAAACAAACAACTACGTGTAGCTGCATTTGAATGTGCATTGTTTGGTACAGGCGTTATGAAAGGGCCATTTGCTGTAGACAAAGAGTATCCTAACTGGACAGAAACTGGTGAGTACTCTCCTACTATTAAAACAATCCCCCAAACTTCTAGTGTTTCTCTTTGGAACTTTTACCCTGACCCTGATGCAGCCAATATGGATGAGGCAGAGTATGTTGTAGAGCGTCACAAAATGTCACGTACCCAACTGCGTAACCTTAAGAAGCGTCCCTTCTTTCGTAGTAATGCTATTGACCTTGCTGTCTCTGAAGGAGAATCCTACGTTAAAGAATGGTGGGAACAGGCAATGGAAGATGACGCTCAGGAATCTAAAGCTGAACGTTTTGAAGTCCTTGAGTTCTGGGGTAACGTAGACATAGAAGTTCTTGAAGGGCATGACATAGACATTCCTTCTGAGTTATCCGAGATGGATCAGGTAAGCGTAAACATCTGGGTATGTAATAATAAAGTATTGCGTTTAGTTATGAACCCATTTACCCCGTCTATTATTCCCTACTATGCAGTACCATATGAAGTAAGCCCTTACAGCCTCTTTGGTGTAGGCATTGCTGAGAACATGGATGATACACAGACACTCATGAATGGCTTTATGCGTATGGCTGTAGACAATGCTGCACTGTCAGGTAACATGCTGATTGAGGTAGATGAGACTAACTTAGTTCCCGGTCAAGACCTATCAGTATACCCCGGCAAAGTCTTTCGTCGCCAAGGTGGGGCGCCGGGACAAGCAATCTTTGGTACCAAGTTTCCTAACGTATCCAATGAGAACATGCAAATGTTTGATAAAGCCAGAGTACTAGCTGATGAATCTACTGGGTTTCCTAGCTTTGCTCATGGGCAGACAGGAGTACAAGGTGTCGGACGTACAGCTTCAGGCATTAGTATGCTTATGTCTGCTGCTAATGGTTCTATACGGAACGTAGTAAAGAACGTTGATGATTACTTACTAGCACCATTAGCCAAAGCATTCTTTAACTTCAACATGCAGTTTGATTATGACGATGAAATCAAAGGAGACCTTGAGGTAAAAGCCCGTGGTACTGAAAGCCTTATGGCTAATGAAGTACGTAGTCAACGCCTCATGCAGTTCCTTGGTGTGGTACAGAACCCTGTGCTAGCCCCCTTTGCTAAGATGGATTACATTATTCGTGAGATTGCAAAGTCTATGGACCTTGATCCTGACAAGTTGGTTAATAACATGGGTGATGCTGCAGTGCAAGCTGAGATACTTAAGAAGTTTCGTGAAGAGAATCCACCACCACCTCAACCACAGGCAGGACCACCACCTCCACAAGGAGGCCCACAGAAGCCACCAGCAGGGGTACAGGTACAAGACACGCAAGGTAGTGGTGGAGGTACCATAGGTACAGGCACCGCGCCACAGCCGGGGGAACAAGGCTTCTCAGGTAATACTGGTGGAGGACCAATGCAGTGAGTTTAAAACTGTTAGTAAATAACCCCGAAGCATGGAATGCATTTGAAGCTGAACTAGAAGAACGCATTCAGTCTAGTTACAAACAGTTTGCCCAATCAGATGAGCAGCATGTTATGTATAGGGTACAAGGGCAGATATATGCACTAACTGCACTTAAACAACTTAGATTAAAGGTTAATGCTAATGGCTGATCAAACTCAAAAAGCATTTAGTCTTTCTGGTTCTAATGTAGGTAAAGTTAGAGGTCTTGGTCCTAGAGACCCTAACTACAAAGGCACAGGTTATGGACCTTTAATTGCGGGTAATGTTGCTGAAGTAGCTGGGGTAATCGCAGACGATCCTGTAGGTTTTGCTAAAGATGCTGCAGTAGGTATATATGAAGAAGGTAAAGAGTTTTTATCTGGCCCTAAAAAATATATTATAGAAGCTGGCAAAGAAGTGGTTAGTGGTGCTGCAGACTTAAAAAACAAAGATATAAATGCAAGGCTTCAAGAAAAATATAATGTAACTTTTGAGCAAGCAACACCAGAACAAGTTGATGATATTAGGCAATCAATCTTATCAGACTCAATGACAGCTTCAGGTTTAATACCTGCTGTTGGTCTTGCAGGTGTTGGTGCTAAAGCAGTTATAAGTAACGTTGAAGTTGACCCTAACAGAATGGGAAGTATGCTAGGTGCTTTTAAACGTAAAGACAAACCTTTTACAGAAGTTTCTTTTGACCCTTCTAAAAAACCAGTAGAAACTATAACCTTTAGTAGCCCTATTAGTCCCTATGTAGAAACAATGGACATACCTAAAAAAGGTATAACAGGTAAAAACTTTTTAGCTGACATACGTAGAAACCTTAAAGTTCCAGTAAGAGTTTTTCAAGATGATTTTATTGATGGTAATAAAAGATATACTAGAGAAGAACTTCTTAAGCTTG